GCGGCGGCGGTCGGGTGGATCGAATCCCAGAACAGATGGCGGTTCTGCTTGATCCCGCCAATCGAGCAGAGCGTGCCGCCGGTCCCCAGGTAGGTGCCGGTCCAGCATGGCGTGGTCACGTCGGTGAAGCCGTAGGTGGCGGGATTGGCGACGACGGCGTCGAACAGCGCAAAGGTGTCCACCACCGTCAGCCTGACGTTGAGCCGCGCGGCCTCCTGCGTCATCGCCGCGGCCAGCGCGGTGTCGAAGCTCGCGGTGATCTGGCTGGCGGCGGCGGCGAGCGGGGCGCCGAGCGCCAGCACGCTCGGCACCTTGCCGAGGTCCGGGGCGGTCAGGACCAGGACATTCCCGGCCCCGGCGGCGTGCAGCGTGTCCAGGGCGGCAACCTCGTTGGCGACCACCTGGGCGGTCGCGGCGGCGACGCCGGTGGGGCCGAGGGCGGCGCTTTGCGACAGGATGTCCGTCAGGTCGTTGGCGCCGATCCACAGCGCGTACAGCGCGCCCCGGCGCGGATGCGGGGCGTCCTGCGCGAACGCGGCGAGCTGTGCCGGCAGGTCGGTGGCGTTCGCGGTGTGCACGGCGGTGGTGCCGCTCTCCGCGCCGCCGACCGCGTAGTCGCGCCCGCCGGCGAGCGAGGCGGTCAGGTGCGGCAGGCCGAGCGCGATCACCAGATCCTGCGCCCAGACGCGGCCGTTGCTGAAGCGGCCGGCGGAATAGGGCGGCGATTTCGGCTCGGCGAAGCTGGTGCCGATCCAGGCGTTGCCGGCGTCGGACAGGCTGTCGCCGAACACGAACACCGCCGGATAGGTGGTCGACCCGGCGGCGGCCGGCCCGGCGGCGGCCAGCGTGGCGACGGCCAGGGCGGCAACGGCCAGGGCGGCAACGGACGGGAGGGCAAGGGTCGGGCGGGACATGCGGCGGCCTTCCTGCTGGGGCGACGACGGGTATATCGGCGGGCGCAACGGTCTGGCAACCGCGCAACGAAGACAGATCCCGGCGGGTGGCGGGCGCTAGGGCCGCTCGTCGTCGGCCGGCCAGAGGGCGGCGAGGGCGGCGGCGAACTGGTCGGCGTTGAACGGCGCGGCCAGCACCGACTCGCGCGCGCCGGACAGCTCCGGGGCCGGACGCGGCACGAAGCTGATGTAGAGCGCCCGCAGCCCCGGCACGCGGGCCAGGCAGTCGCGCGCGAACGCGATGCCGCGCCGGGGACCGCCCGGGGTCGGCGCGGTCAGCAGCACGTCCGGCACCGGGTCCCGGGCGATCGCGGCCAGCGCCTCGTCGGGGCCGGCGGCCACGGTGGCGCCATAGCCGAGGTCGCCGAGCACCGCTTCCAGCGCGGCCAGCCGCAGGTCGCCGTGGTGGACGATCAACAGCCGGGGCCGGCAGCGCCGGGCGGCACCGGCCAGCATGCCGCCGGCCAGGGGTGCCCCGAGATCGGGCGTGCCCTGTGCCCGACGGTTCGAACTGCCAAGATCGCGCAACATTCCCGTTTGTTCATACACATCAAGGCGCAGCGGAGAGTGAACCGGCCGTGAATCCGGCATTTCACGCTGACTTTTCGTGTACGCGTTTCGACGGCTGAAACGGACTGGCCAATGCATTCACGATCGCGCAGCGCCGGCGGAGCCCACCGGTTGCCAACGCGTCACCTCGTCGGTTGGCCGCCGCAAGCGGCGGCGAAGGGGTCCCGAGCCGGCGCTAGCCGGGCGATAGGGTGACCACCGCGACACCCTGCGAAAGGATGCCCAGCGCACTGGCGGCGCCGCGGCTGAGGTCGATGATCCGGGTGCGGGTGCCCGGCCGGTCGGTGATGGTGACGACCACCGAGCGCTCGGAATTCGCCAGCGTCACCCGCACCTGGCTGCCGAGCGGCAGGGTGGCGTGGGCGGCGGTGAGGGCGTTTTCGTCATATCGCACGCCGCTCGACGTGCGGTGCCCCTGCCAGCGCGATCCGCCGTACCAGGAGGCGACCCCGGTCTGCTTCCAGCCGACATGGCCGTCCGCTTCCTCGGTGTAGCTGAAGCTGTCGTCGATGAAGGCGGTGGTGCTGACCGGCGAACGCCGGCGGGCGGAGGCGGTTTTCGACGCGGTGGACTTGTTGGCGACAGCCTTGGTCGACTTTTGCGATCGGGCGCCGGTGGATGGGCGACGATGCTCCTGGGCGACCGACTTGCGTGGCGGGGCATCGGCGGCGGCGGGCGACGGAGCGGACAGAACGGAGCCCGCCAACAGCACAGAAAAAAGCACGCCAGGAAAGACCCGGCTGGCGAGTGTGGTCATCAGTAACTCCCCCTCGTTCTTGCGACCCGGTGCGGACCCCGCGTGGGAATCAGCAGCCTGACGGAGCCAGCACTGGGCCGAGGCACGTGCGAGACCGTGCCTATCGCAATCGAGCCGCCCCTCCATACAGGAACCCCATGATCCAGAAGCGGTATGGGAAGGCAGCCATTAAGCCATGATCAAACGTGGCGGCATCCGACCAACTCTTGACCCGCAGGTCAACCCAGAATCGGCGAGGGCTGAACAGCGTCGGCAGTTCCGCGCGGTCGTGACTACGCCGAGGCTACCGCGATTGCGGAGAATTGGCCGAAATTGTGGCGAAATTGGGCGCTACTTCCGGTGCACCGGCGGTTTCCTGCGCGGCGATCGACATGATTGTGCGGCGCGGCGTGGCGCGGCGGAATTAGGAAGCAATACCGATTTCGCCGCCGATCAGCTCGAAGGGTTTCGGATTGGCGTCCTATGCGCAGGCGCAAACAAAGGCTTAAGCTGCGGGATTGCGGCCGCGCATGGAAACCACCGGTCAATCCGTTGCGGCGACGATGGAACGACGCCGCGCACCGGTCGCGACGACGTGATACCGGTCGGGCCAACGCGGCACGGCAACGCCACGCACGGTTGCGGAAGGACGGTCCGGCGATATCCGCCAGTTGCGGCCGGGCGGCCGACTACGTCGCCGACAGTTTCGGCGGCTGGCAGCGCGGGCAGGCCCAGCCGGAGCCGTCGGGCGGTGCCGGATGGGCGGGGTTATGTTCAGGATTGTAGTCGTGATACAGCGCGCATTCCTCGTCGAACGCCGTCTTGGCGTCCGAGGTGTAATCAAACCCGAAATGACGATACTTCCCGACATGCCGCTGTAGCCGGGCGTTCACGTCGGTATCGGAGCGGCCGACGTAGTCGACATGGAATCCGTCGTCGGTGTACTCGCCGAGGACGAAGGTGCCCGGGCAGTTCCGCGTGACGACATTGGCCAACGCCTGCGCGCTCAGATGGTAGGGACCATCGCCGAAGCGGCCAGCGGACATCGACTCCTCCCATACGGGCGGTTGTGCAGCCTCTCTCATGGCGCAACCCAGGGTCGGGTTGCAACCGGCAAATTGTGACGATGCCCATCACAAATCCGCTTGCCCGGATGCCCCAGGAATCGGTATAAATTCCTCTACCATAGGCGCTAAGCGGAACGATCCCGACGATATGTCCTTGGGATCATGGCCAAACCGCCCGCTGGCGCTCCTATCCCAGACCGACGCCGACCCCACCCGGAGCGCATGAAGCGGGCGAAAACGCATGCCGTCCCGCCGCTGCCGATCTGGGCGGTGCGGGCGGTGCGGCCGCTTGTCCCGGCCGAGCACCACAAGGCCATGCTGGGCAAGCTGCAGGCGCTGGCCGACGGCGAATGCGACCGGCTGATGCTGCTGATGCCGCCGGGCAGCGCGAAGAGCACCTACGCCAGCGTGGTGTTCCCGGCCTGGTACCTGCTGACGCGCCGGAAGGCCCGGGTGATCGCCGCCAGCCACACCGACAGCCTCGCGGCGCATTTCGGCAGGCGGGTGCGCGCGCTGGTCGCCGAGCACGGCGCCGCCACCGACGACGGGCTGGCCCGCGACGACCGCGCCGCCGGCCGGTTCGCCACCCGCGGCGGCGCCAGCTACTTCGCGGCCGGGGTGCGCGGCCCGCTGGTCGGCCAGCGCGCCGACCTGATCGTCATCGACGACCCGATCAAGAGCGCCGCCGAGGCGGAAAGTGCGGCGATGCGCGACGCGCTGTGGGACTGGTACCGCAGCGAACTGAGCACCCGGCTGACGCCGGGCGGCCGGATCGTGCTGGCGATGACGCGCTGGCACGAGGACGACCTGGCGGGCCGGCTGCTGGCCAGCGGCGACGGCTGGGAAACCCTGAAAATGCCGGCGCTCAGCGAGGCGGGAGCGCCGCTGTGGGCGGATTGGGAGGACGCGGCGGCGCTGGCGCGCAAACGCCAGGCGGTCGGGCCGCGCGCCTGGGCGGCGCTGTACCAGCAGGCGCCGCGCAACGAGGCGGAGGCGCTGTTCCAGGCCGCCCGCATCGGCGTGCTGGACACCGAGCCGACCTGCCGCCGCGCGGTGCGCGCCTGGGACCTCGCGGCGACGTCCGCCGCCGAGGGGCGCGACCCGGACTGGACCGCCGGCATCAAGCTCGGCCGCACCGACGCCGGCGGCTTCGTCGTGCTCGATGTGTGCCGGCTGCGCGGCGGGCCGCACGAGGTCGCCGAGGCGATCGTGCAGACCGCGAAACTGGATGGGCACGAGGTGCCGGTCGGGCTGCCGCAGGACCCCGGGCAGGCCGGCAAGCAGCAGGTGGCGTGGCTGGCCGGGCTGCTGGCCGGGTATCGCGTCGCGGCCGGGCCGGAGACCGGATCGAAGCTCACGCGGGCGCAGCCGGCGGCGGCGCAGGTGGAGGCGGGCAACCTGTCGGTGGTGCGCGGGCTGTGGAACCGCGCCTTCCTCGACGAACTGCGCGACTTCCCCGGCGGGCGCAAGGACGACCAGGTGGACGCGCTGGCCCGCGCTCTGGCGATGCTGGCGGACGCCCCGGCGCGGCGGCTGCAACTGGGGATTTTCGGGCGGTGAGCTGGGACCGCGATCGCAGCAACGAGGGCACATGTTCGACACGATCTGCGCGCTGATCCCGGCCGATCCGGCGTTTCCCGAGCGGACGCGGCGGCTCGACATCCTCACGCGGGTGCTGGAAGGGCGGCTGTACGACGCGCTGCCCTACGAGTTCCACGAGGAACGCGGGCTGGGCGGCGAATACGTCCCGCTGCGCCGGCGGCGGCCTTCGGTGCGCTACCCGCTGGCCAAGATCGTCGTGGACGACAGCCTGTCGCTGGTGTTCGGCGAGGGGCATTTCCCGACCATCGAATGCGACGACGCGCGCAACCGCGCCGTGCTGGGCGACATCGCGCGCGAAAGCGGGCTGAACCAGGCGATGCTGGAAGCGGCGTTGCGCGGCTCGGTGGGCAGTGTGGCCGTGCTGCTGCGGGTGCTCGGCGGGCGCGTGTTCTTTCGCGTGCTGCCGAGCCTGTATCTGCAGCCCGTCTGGAAGCCCGAGGCGCCGGACGAACTGGCGCGCGTGGTGGAATGCTACAAGGTGCCGGGCCGCGCGCTGGTGGCGCAGGGCTACCAGATCGAGGAGCCGAACGGCGAGTTCTGGTTCCAGCGGGTCTGGGACGACGCGGCGGAAACCTGGTTCGTGCCGACGCCGCTGGGCGACGGCCCGCCGACCGAGATCGACCCGCTGCGCAGCGTGCAGCACGGGCTGGGCTTCGTGCCGATCGTGTGGATCCGCAACCTGCCCGGCGGCGACGACGTCGATGGCGCCTGCACGTTTCGCAGCGCGGTGGAGACCGGCATCGAGATCGACTACCAGCTGTCGCAGGCCGGACGCGGATTGAAGTATTCGTCCGATCCATTGCTGCTGATCCGCGAACCGGCAGGCGTGGACAACGAAGTGGTGCGCGGCGCCGGCAACGCGCTGGTGGTCAGCGAGAAGGGCGACGCCAAGCTGCTGGAAATCGGCGGCACCGCGGCGAGCGCCGTGATCGAGTATGTCCGCGTGCTGCGTGAACTGGCGCTGGAAGGCGTGCACGGCAACCGCGCCAGTGCCGACCGGCTGAGCGCGCCGCAGAGCGGGCGGGCGCTGGAGCTGATGAACCAGGGGCTGATCTGGCTCGCCGACAATCTGCGCGTCAGCTACGGCGGGGCGCTGCTGCAACTGGCGCAGATGATCGTGCGCGCCTCGGCGCTGTACCCGCTGACGGTGCGCGGCGAGGCGGTGGCGCCGCTGGAACCGGCCGCACGGTTGAGCCTGCGCTGGCCGCGCTGGTATCCGCCGGACGCGGCGGACCGGCAGAGCGACTCGGTCACGCTGGCGACGCTGACGCAAGCGGGGCTGATGAGCCGGGAGACCGCGGTGAAGTCGATCTCCGACGTGTACGACGTGGACGATGTCGCCGCCGAATTGGCGCGCATCGCCGCCGGGCAGCAGAACGACGGGAAAGTGCAGGCATGACCGACGATCTTTCCGATACGACGCAGCCGGCGGATCCGTCGGCCCGCGCCGCCGAACTGGAGCGCCGGCTGGCCGAGGTGGAAGCGACGGCGCACGAGCGCATCGTCCGCGCCGAACTGAAGGCCGAGGCGGTGCGCGCCGGCATGGTCGATCTGGACGGGCTGAAACTGCTCGACGCGAGCCGCGTAAAGGTGGGCGAGAACGGCGAGGTCGAAGGCGCCGCCTCGCTGATGCGGGAGTTGCGGCGCGCCAAGCCGTGGCTGTTCGGCGGCGCCTCCAGCTCCTCCACCGCCGGCGCGCCGGCCGCGCAGCCGCCGAAGCCGCGGCTGGCCACCGAGATGAATTTCGACGAGTGGCAGAAGGCGCGCGCGGATCTTCTGAAGCGCCGCTAGCGCCGCCCGGCTTCCGAAACCTGGACGAGCTTTGCCCGCCTCGCTGCCGCGAGCGGGGCGGGCTCGCGCGGGCATGTTCCAACGTTCCGCAACATGAGGACCCCGATGGGCATTCAGAACTTCCCGCTGTCGTTGCAGCCGATCATCCAGCAGGGTTTCCTGGAGCGCGAGTTCCAGGCGGCGTTGCAGAGCCGGCTCGGCTACCGCGCCGTCGCCGACCGCGAGGAATTCGCCGTCGGCATCGGTGAAACCCTCACCAAGACCCGCGCCGGGCTGAAGCCGTCGATCACCACGCCGCTGGTGCCCTCCACCAACACCAACCTCGACAACGGGCTCACGCCGCAGAACTTCGGGGTCGAGCAATACACGATCTCGCTGAACTTCTATGCGGCGACCGCCGACCTGAACATGGTGACGAGCCGCGTCGGCATCGCCAGCCAGTTCCTGCTGAACGCCGCGATCAACGGCGAGCAGGCGGCGCGCAGCCTCGATGAACTCGCGCGCAACGCGCTGTTCCCGGCGTATTTCGGCGGCAACACGCGGGTCCGGCTGACGCTGGGCAGCGCCGGGCCGGCGGTGAGCGTGGACGACATCCGCGGCTTCACCCAGGTGTGGGTCAACGGCGTGCCGACCGCCGTCAGCCCCAGCAATCAGCTGCTGGTGACGGTGGGGAGCGATTCATACCAGCTGACCGGCGCCGTCGCCGACGGCACCAACGCCTCGACCGCGCCGAACGGGATTTCCGGCGTGCTGACCTTCGCGACCTCGGTGACGGTGGCGGACGGAACCTCCGGCAACACCGTGATGGCGGCGACCGCGAGCGCCATCGTGCGGCCGAACGCGCGCACCAACACCACGCAGATCCTCGCCACCGACACGCTCGACATGGCGACCCTGCTCAACGCGGTGGCGACGCTGCGGCTGAACGCGGTGCCGGAGATCGACGGCGCCTACAACTGCTACCTCGACCCGGTGAGCGCCAAGCAGCTGTTCGGCGACCAGGCGTTCCGGCAGTTGTTCACCGGCGCCACCAGCGACAACCCGGTGTTCAGGCGCGGCGTGGTCAACGACTTCCTCGGCCTGCGCTTCGTGCCGACCACCGAGGCGTATGTGACCAACAATCCGGCGATCAACGGCGGGCTGATCCGCCGGCCGATCGTCTGCGGCAAGGGTGCGCTGATCGAAGGCGACTTCGCGGCGCTGGCAGAGGCGGACGTCGCGCCGAAGGACAGCATCGTCTCCGTCGTCGATGGCGTCGCGATGGTGACGCGCGAGCCGATCGACCGGCTGCAGCAGATCATCGCGCAAAGCTGGTACTGGATCGGCGGGTTCACCACCCCCTCCGACACGACGACCAACTCGGCGACAATCCCGACGGCGACGAACGCGGTGTTCAAGCGCGCCGTGCTGGTCGAACACGCCGGCTGAGGCGTCCGCCGATGCGTCCCCCTCCCGCCCGCGTGGGCGGGAGGGGCGTTCCCGCCAGCGTCACGCGGAGTGCGCCATGAGCGAGACCACTGCCCCGACCGCATTCACCGACGCGCAGAAAACCGACGTGCGGCGGTACTGCGGCTACCCGGCCTACGGCGCGGGTGCTGCGGGCTTCCAGGGCTGGCGGTTCTTCCAGGCCTACGGGCTGCTCGAGTTCCGACTGAACAACCTGTCGGTCGCGGAGATCGCGGTGGTGGCAAACTACCTGACGTCGCTTGCGACATTGGAAGGCGCGATCACCGACGCGAGCAGCCGGCTCGATACCTCGGAGGCGGCCGTGTGGACGCGCAACCCGTACGAAGTGCGCGAGCGCGCGGCGCTGTTCGACGACTGGCGGCGACGGCTGTGCGCATTCCTCGGCCTGCCGCCAGGGCCGGGGCTGAGTGACGGCACGCTCGCGCTGGTGGTGTGACATGGCCCCGCTCGCCTGCGACAACGACGACATCCCGGATGCCATCCGCCGTGGCCTGGGCGCCGCCGCGCGCGCGGTCGGCGCCTGGTGCGACCTGTATCGGCCGCGCGGCCCGGGCGCGCCGATGGACGGCGGTAACCGCGTGCTGCGCCTGCCGGCGACGTTCGCCAATCCGAGCGGCTTCACTGCCCCGGTCGGCTACGGCGACGCGCTGTGGGAGGGTTACTTCGACGCCGGCTATTCCCGTGCCGGCGACTACGTCGCCGGGCGGGAGGGCGTGTTCTTCATCGCCTCGCAGCCGCGCCTCGGCCCGGTGCTGTGCGTGAAGACCAATCGGGTGCTCGGCTTTTCGCGCCCGACCGCGCCGCTGACGGCAGGCGTGAACCGCTATGTCGGGGTGCAGCCGACCCTGGCCACGCCCTTGCTGATCGACTGGCCGGCAAGCGTGCTGGCCGCGGGCATCGGCGGGCGTGGCGCGCTGCCGGCCGATGCGCCCGGCGTGCATGGCGGCTCCGGCGGCTGGGCGGTGCTGCTGCCGGCTGCGAGTTTCAACGGCGCCATGGTCGTGCTGCGGCCCGGCGACCTAGCGCATGACGACATCGGCCGCACGGGCGTCGTGGCCAGCGCGGAACTGACCGATCTCGGCTGGCGCTTGCATATTCGGCAGGCGGCAAGCTGATGGCGGACCAATCGGACGTCGAAGCGGCGCTGGTCGGCGTGATCGGCGGCGCGCTGTATCCCAACGGCCTCATGGCGGCGTGCGTGGTGCCGGGCGCGGTCTGCCGGGTGTATCGCGGATGGCCGTTGCCGGCGGCGCTCGACCTCGATCTTGTCGCCGGCGTCACCAACATCTCGGTGGCGTCGGCGCCGGGCCAGGGCCAGAACACCACGCGCTGGCCGGACCTGTGGATCCCGCAGACGCAGACCGCACCGACGCTGACGGCCAGCGTCAGCGGCGATACGGTGACGTTCGGCGGCACAGCCGCTGTCGGGCAGGTGGCGGCGGTGGTCGCCGACACCGCGTGGGCGGCCTGGCGACTGCGGCCGACGGATACGCCGGCGACGGTGGCGGCCGGTCTGGCGACCGCGCTGAGCAGTGCCCGCCTGGCAATGGCGAGCGGTGCGGTGCTGACGGTACCCGGCGCGATCCGCCTGATCGGGCGTGTCGAGGCGGACCAGCCGACGTTGCGATTGTCGCGTCGGCAGCTTCAGGTGTTCCGCGCGACGGTCTGGTGCCCGGACCCGGCGACTCGCGACGCGGTGGGCGGCGCGATCGACGCCGCACTGTCGGGGATCGACTTCCTCGGGCTTGCCGACGGCACCAGCGGGCGGTTGCGCTACCTTGGCTCCACCGTGTCCGACAAGTGGGAGGACGCGGCGCTGTATCGGCGCGAGCTGACCTATGCGGTTGAGTACCCGACGACGATCGCCGCGAACCTGCCGCGCATGGCCGTGGGCGCCTTCGTGCCCACCCTCGGCGACGGCGGCGGCACCGAGACACTGCTGAGCTGACCAAGGACTTCGCGCGGCGCGACGGCCCGCCGCTCGCGCACCCATTGCAGGAGAGCGAACAGAATGCCGATTGTGCAGCAAGGCAGCATCAACACCACGGCGCTGGTGGTGCCCGACCTCTATGTGCAGATCGTTCCGCCGCAGAACCTGCTGCTGAACGGCGTGCCGACGGACATCGTCGGCGTGGTCGGCAGCGCGAGCTGGGGCCCGGTCGGCAAGCCGGTGATCGTGGCGACCATGTCCGACTATGCCGGCGCGTTCGGGCCATTGGTGGCGCGCAAGTACGACATGGGCACCCATGTCGCCACCGCCGTGCAGCAGGGCGCGCAGAATTTTCGCTGCGTGCGGGTGACCGACGGCACCGACACGGCCGCGAAATTGACGCTGCCGAGCACGGCTTTCACGTTCACCGCGCTGTACACCGGCAGCCTCGGCAACGCGCTGTCCGTGGCGCTCGGCACCGGCAGCCAGGCGAATACGTGGCGGCTGACCGTCAGTTTGCCCGGCCTGGTGCCGGAGACCTACGACAACATCGCGGGCTCCGGCGTGGTGTTCTGGCAGAACCTGGCGAGTGCGGTGAACTCCGGCCTGGGGCCGCAGCGCGGCGCCAGTGCGCTGGTGACCGCAACGGCCAACGGCACGGCGGTGGCGCCGGTCGCCGGCCTGTATTCGTTCGCGACCGGCACGCCCGGCAACGACGGCGCGACGAACGTTGTCGCCACCACGCTGGTCGGTGTCGACATCGCACCGCGCAAGGGGATGTACGCACTGCGCGGGCAGGGCTGCAGCATCGCGCTGCTCGCCGACAGCGACGACCCGACGCAGTGGACGACACAGGCGCAGTTCGGCCTGTCCGAAGGGATCTACATGATCCTGACCGGGCCGGCGGGCGACAGCATCCAGAATGCCGTGGCGACCAAGCAGACCGCCGGCCTCGACAGCTATGCCTGCAAGCTGATGTTCGGCGACTGGGTGTGGTGGAACGACCCGGTGAACGCAACGCTGCGCGTGGTCAGCCCGCAAGGCTTCGTCGCAGGCCGGCTGGCCAACCTCAGCCCCGAGCAGAGCAGCCTGAACAAGCCGCTGTACTCGGTGGTGGGCACGCAACTGAGCGGTGCCGCCGGCAGCGGCACCAGCACGACCTACGCCGCCGCCGACCTCGGCGTGCTGTTCCAGGCCGGGATCGACGTGATCGCGAACCCGCAGCCCGGCGGTTCGTTCTGGGGCGTGCGCGGCGGCTTCAACAGCAGCAGCAACACCGCGATCGACGGCGACAACTACACGCGGCTGACCAACTACATCGCGGCGACGCTGGCCTCGGGCATGGGGCAGTATGTCGGGCAGGTCGTCAACGCCGACCTGTTCCGCCGCATCCGCGCGACGCAGCTGAGCTTCCTGCAGAACATGCTGAGCCAGGGACTGCTCGGCAGCACCGACGGCAGCCTGCCGTTCAGCGTGATCTGCGACACCAGCAACAACCCGTCGAGCCGCACCGGCCTGGGCTACGTGCAAAGCGACGCGCAGGTGCTGTACCAGGCGATCAACGAGTTCTTCATCGTCAACATCGAAGGCGGACAGACCGTGCAGGTGCAGACGCAGGTCCTGCCCAACACGCCGGGCTCGCTCGCGGCCTGAGGCTCCGACCACGCTCATCCAGTTTGAGAGGAACGAATGTCAGGCAGCATGTTTTCCGTCGGGCGCGACTGCCAGGTGGTGGTGCTCGGTGCCTACGGCCGCGTCGATCTGACGCATGTGACGGGATTCGAGGGGCGGCAGATGACCGCATCGGTCCGGGTGGACCGCATCGACGGCGTGCAACTCGGCGTCGAGTTGCCGAAGGGATGGGAAGGGCACTTCGACCTGGAGCGCGGCAACTCCGCGGCTGAAGACTTCATCGCGCAGCTTGAGGCCGACTACCACAATGGGCTCTCGCCAGCACCCGGCACGCTGTATCAGTACATCTCCGAGGCCGACGGCTCAACCAGCACCTACCAGTACAACAACGCGGTGTTCCGGCTGGCCAGCGCCGGCGTGTGGCGTGGCGATGCGGCGGTGAAGCAGCGGCTGGAGTTCTTCGCCAGCACACGGGTGCGCATGTGACGAGCACGCCGTTGACAGGCTCGCCGTCCGCGCGGGTGATCGCCTCGGCGCAGGCGGCGCCGAGCGTGACGGACACGCAAGGCCGCCTGCTGCAT